CCGTTCCGCGCTCGGCCTTCTCAGCCAGTAGCTTCCCACAGTGGGCGCACCGGAGCTCTTTATTCAATCATCCTCCGCTTTGCCCTCAGTGCCCTGGCCCAACTATCTGTGCCCTCGCTTTGCCCTCTTACCAGACTCCGACCCCAGGCCCAGGCGCCGCGTAACACATGGCCAGGGCATCGGCATCGTCAGGTGACCCTCCGGTCGAGCGTTTCTTGAAGTCCTCTTTGGATTCTAGCTTGATTCGGCGGTCGCCCTGGACCGTGTATCTTCGGGCTGACAGTTGAGCAATCATGGCCGGATTGTTGTCGATATCTATCGTGCCGGCCCGGAACGCCTGGCCCAACTCTAACCAAGCCTCGGCGATTGCGTTCACGTAACGGTCGGATCTCTTGGCCTTCTCCCCGCCGTTGAAGGCCGTGATTCGGACCCGACCTCCAGCCACGTTCTCCTCGTTCAACCTGTCGGTCACTCCACCGCCAACGCCAGTATCATCCACGATTATCTCGTTAACATCCGGGTCGTCCTCGGCCATCATCTTGAGGTGTCCGGCGACCTCTTGGGTATCCCGGCCTTGGGACTTCCAGACCAGCCGGCAGACGTTGCCCTGCCTCCGGTAGACCACGGTCTTATCCGCGCCGAACCTGGCTACATCGCAAGAGAGGAGCGCCGGACCATCTGGTTCAAGCTGGCGCTCGACCGCCTCCAACAAGAACGACCGGGGCACGATGGCATCTTCCAGGTTATCAGGAAACCGGCCCAAGACCGAGGCGATATATAACGCCGACTCCTCACCCCACTCCCGCTTGCGCTCCTCAACTTGACCAGCTGTCACCATGCCTGGAATGACCTCTCGGCCTTCTTGAACATTGGGCGTATCGGAGGCCGCAATCTCAATCGTATGGTAAAGGTCAGAGCCTCCGTGGAAAGCATCGTAGAATTCGCCCGACGAGGCGAAGGCGTTCCCGGTCAATAACATCCTGGCAGGGTTGAGCCTCTTTACGGCTTCGATATGAGTCTGTTCCACATTGTGTGCTTCAGTTACGATGACCAGGAGGTTCGGGCTGTGGAAGCCTTGGATGTTGTACTCGTTGTCGGTCGAGAAGCCGACCGCATAATGACGGTCGTCATGTTCCCATCTTGCAGTCCGGTACATCTGACCGCCGAGAGGCATCCGAGGACTAAGGTAAGCACTCCGGGCCTCTTTCCAGATTATGTCAGAAACCTGTCGATGGGTCGGACCGAGGACGACGGTGATTGCAGGGTTGTAGACCGACTGCCACCAGAGCATTATCCGGGCGGCTTGCCAATCCTTGCCGGTGCCGTTAGCCCCAACGACCGCCACGCGGTTGTGGTCCCGTACCGCTTCCACCATCTGAATCTGTTTGTCGTAGACGGTCTCAGAACCGAGGGTCCACTTCCAGAAGTATCCGGGATTTGACTTGGACTCGTTATAGTGGAATAGCTTCTCAGCCTTCGTCAGCGTCATATACTCGGCCCTCCACTTCAAGCGTGTCGACCTCGCTTAACGCCTCGCGAACCAGGTCAGAGAAAGTCATTCCTCCCACGAGAACGTTCTGTTGGTTGAGTTGAATGAGAGGCTTCTCAGGCACAAGACCGCCGATGGTATCTAAGCGCCTCAAGATATCTAGTACGATTGAAGTCGCTTTTGCAGACTCGTCGTCATCGGATCCTATCGCCTGACTCCACCATCGAAGGAGAAGCCTCTCGTACCGGGATTTCTGTAGGTTGTACTCTTGCTGGACCGCCTCGGCATCATCGCGTCGGACCTCGGACAGCCTCCGTTTCACATCGTTCCAGACTTGGGCCTTTGAGACTCCAAGCTGGTCTGCGATGGTCTGCTCGGTGGCTCCGGCCATCTTCATCTGTATGACCTGGGACCGCCTCTGCTCGGCGATTATCTTGTTCCCGTTTTGTTTAGCCATATATTAGCCACTGATAGCGGTGAAGAACTCTGCCCTGGTATCGGGCCTGTCGCGGAAGTATCCGGTCAGGTAGTTGGTGACTAACCGGCTCGTATCCTGATTGATTCCCCTGGCCATCATGCAGAAGTGTTGGGCCTGGACATTGACCGCTACTCCTAGCACGTGGGCCTCTAGGCTCTGCCCTATCTGCCGAGCGAGCCGCTCTTGCACTTGAAGCCGGCGGGAATAGACATGGGCCACTCGGCCGACCTTGGAAGCTCCCAGGATTGCCCCATTCGGGATATAGCCGACGTTGATGGTCCCGAAGAACGGCAGAAGATGGTGCTCGCAAGTCGAGTAGAAGGTGATGTTCTTGACCACGATCATCTCGTCGGTGTCGTCCTCGAACCAGGTCAGAACGTCCTCACCCTTCAACTTGTAGCCGGCATACAATTCCTCCCACGATCGAACCACTCGTTCGGGAGTCTTGATTAGACCGTCTCGGCCAGTATCTTCTCCCCAGTACTGCATCATCCGAGTCACATGGTCGGCCATCTCGGTTTCCGGCGGCTCCTCCCAAGGGAAGTGGACCCATGAGTCGATGCCCTCTGAAATCTTGTCGACCATCGCCAGGGTCTGTAGGCCGTGTTGGGCCTTGACCGCTTCGGCAGTCACACCGCTATCAATAACGTCGTCCAGGGCGAACTCGGCCTCTTGAGGAGTCCCGACCACTACCGCCCCATGCCGGCGCGCCAGCCCTGCCGTTATCGCCCCGCCTCTTGGGATGCCCCATACTTTCAGACCGGTCAGTTTCATCGCTTCCAGGCGGTCGTCTACATCGGCCCACGTTAGTTCTATCATTCTACCTCTATCAATTTATGGGTCTGCAGACTGAGCCGCCAGCCCCGGAGGTCGTAGAGCTTCTCGATGGCCGACCGGAGGTTGGATTCATAGTCTGCCGAGTCGATGGGTTGTAGATACTTGGCGCCGGCCTCGATGCAGTCGAAGGCTTCCGGAGTGATGCGCGGGTCCGGATGAGGCCAGAGGAGTTTGAGACTGTCGCATCTACGGATGGCCGTTTCAGGTTCGGGCCTCTTGGGAGACATTGTGACATAATCCACAACAACGTCGAGAGGCTTGGTCCCATTGGTCTCTATAGCCACCTGATAACCGTTATCATGTAAAGTTGTGACGAACTCGTCGTCTATCTGCAAGAGTGGCTCGCCTCCTGATACCGTAACCCACTCCGACCGGTTGAGCTCGTTCAACTCGTCCGCTATCTCTGAAGCCTTGAGCATCCGGTGGCTGAAGAAGTCGGTATCGCAGAACGGACAGTGGGAAGCCTCGCGGGTCTCCGGTCGTCCGTCCCACATATTGCATCCGGACAGGCGCACGAAGTGGGAGACCGTGCCGGCCATACCGCCCTCGCCTTGGATGGTCGGCCCAAAAATCTTATGAACGCCGTACCGTCGCGCTGGCTTTATCAGTCTCATATAAGGTCACTCGCTCCACGGTTAATGCGGTCTGCTCATACAAAGATTGGTAGAGATAGAGGGCGATGCTCTCGGCAGTCGGCTCACCGTCCCACCGGATATATCCGGGCTTGCTAGTGAATCGGACGTCGTCTGTATTGACGAGGAATTGATGGTCGAGGTCGTCGATTGCCGGCTTCACCATGAGGTCGAGGTCTGAGAAGTCAATAACCATATCACTCGTTTTGTCCAATGGTCCGGAGACCTCCACTTCAAGCCGATAATTATGGCCATGAGGCCGGAAGCATTTTCCCCGATGGTTCATCAGGGCATGGCCCATCTCCCAGGTGTATTCCCTGGTCACGCTAACTTGCATCGAGTCTCATCCTAGCCCCGACCTCGCCATCCTCAGAGACCTGGACCGTGACCGGCCTCTTGTGATGGAGGGCCAGGTGATGCCCTATCTCCTCGGCCATCATCTCGCAACTCTTGCCGCCGTGGTCTTTTCCGACAGGGAACAGGGTCCGGACCTCATCGAGAAGGTCATGGAATTCAACCTCCCGGTCAGAGTGTCCGACCGGCATCGAGACTTCCAGGTGAAACAGGTGCCGGTGGCTCTCTCCAAGATAGGCCCGAGTCATGGAAGGATTTGGCCAATGGTGGAAACCAGGAACGCGCAACTTGACGAAAATCTCAGTCATATAATCCCGCCTCTTTATAGTCTTTCACCAGGCCGCGCCAGTTGTTCAACGTAAATGACGCAGTACACCCCGAAAGCCGATTAGCCCTATCCCATCCGGTTGCACCATGAGGGTCAGCGCCGCGGTCATAAATATACCCTCGTGGCAACTCAGATATCGGTTCTAGCGCAGCCGAAGTTTCGCTCTTAGAATTGCCCCACCGAACTCCAGACGATAACGTAGACGAATCACAACTAGCAAGAGGATAAGCATTCATCCAAGGGTTAGGAGTTAGACCGAGAAGATGGACCCACAAATCGGGATACTCCCGGCACCGTTCATAGATGGTGGCTATGATACGTTTCCTGGTCTCGGTATCGGCCTGGACCACGTTCCCGACGCATATCCGGTCGTAAGTGGAGGCCAGTTCATCGAAGTAGTCCCATCCATCGTTCAAAGGATGATAGACCGGCACCGGATTGAAGCCCAAAGCCTCCAAGCGCTTGCGGGTCTTTATCTTGTTTTCCCGACCACCCTGGTCCATTTCGATGTATCCCCAGGCACTGTCGCCCAATTCTGACATGACGTTACAATACAGAGCAAATAATTCATCGAACCCGTCGATATCATCAGGGGCAGTGCCGAGGGCTTGGTCCATAGTAATCCCGTGTTTTTCGGCGTGCCTCTGAGTGAGATTAAAGATACCGGAGTCTATAAAGACTCTTTTGCCCTCGTTTATAGCCTCAGCGACCGCTTCACGAAAACCGCTTCTCTTCGCGTTGCCTAATTCATTCACCGCCACTAGGAGGTAATCATAGTACGGTTTATAGAGTTCTACTTGATATTCAATAACGGCGGCAAACCAAATCGGCCTGTCCGATGAATCCCACGAACCGCCAGTCTTTATCATAGCTGCTCGATGACCTCTGAGCCGTATATATCCTCGTAGCGGTCGAGGATATGGCCGGCAGTATACGGGTCAGGCTGTACCAAGAGCATCGGGCGCGTCAAAGCCTCCTCGGAAAGCGGGACCATAGGGTTCGGGTGAGGGCAGAACCACACATCACCGGCCAGATATTCGGCCCACAAAGCCCAATCCTTAATCACCGACGCGCAAGCTAAAACATGAATACTGCCCAAGCGGTACAACTCTCCACGCGATACTTTGTGGCGAGGCTCGGCGATCGTGATATCAAGAAGCTGCAAGAGGGTGCCGGACACATCTTCAGCCGGAGGTCCGGGAAGGTCGTCAAGGATAAGAGGAACCCAATGGTCGTTCGCCAGGGTCCGCAAGAGAGCGCCCACTGCATCGTCGTCTGAAGAGACCGTAGCGAGGAGAGCCTTCAATCTCTTATCGTCGCTGGTCGCCATCGCTGCCAGCGGGTCGAGGGTGAGGAGCATCTTGTCGGCCTCCTCCTCGGTCACATCGATGATAAGAACGGGCACCTCCTGGTCTCCCATGACCTCTTGACGAAGGTGCCCATCTATGAGTTCAAGACCGTCGTCGGTCTCCCTGGCCAGAACGGCATCGGCGAAACCGATATCCTCGATGATTCCACGTATTGCGGCTTGCTGGGCCGGTGGATGTGTTCGCCAGTTCTTCGGATTGGCCCTAAGTTCAGAGGCCGGCACTCGCCGGAGTTCTTGTACCCTGTCTCGCATCGTCATTCGGCAATTCTATCACGCTAGAATCAAGTCTGCTGTGATGCGCTTCACATCATCCACCTCAAGGTCGAGAGCCTTGGCC